ATTCTTCTGTTTACAAATAGTCAATTCAGAAGCCAATTTTTCATACTGTTTTGTGTCACCTTTATCTAAATTTGAATTTATGGGTGATCTTTCAGAATCAGCTAAAATCAATAATTCAGAATGAGTTTTAACTAAATCTTTAGCAACTGACTCTTCCATTTCCACACAACCTAAATTATCAAACTTTATATCCTTATCTCCAATTGAAATACATTTACCCCAAAATCCACCTATTAATGTTTTTACTTTTACTTTACTCATATCAATTATTATTAAATTATTTTATAAATTAAAAAAGGGGGGAGGAAAATTCCCTCCTCCCTATAAAAAGAAACAATTAAAATATTAAGCCGTAGTGGTAATTGTCCGTCCAATATTATGAATAACAGAAATTTTACCTGGCATATACAGCAATGGTGTACCGTAGTTCACTACAGCAAATCTACGTGATAAAGTAGTGATAGCAAAATCAATCTTCATAGTTGCAGCTAACTGAATGTATTCCCACATATCATCTGTGATATCCATTACCAACGCACTATGTGTATTACCCATAACTCTATTACGATCACGAATTGCTAAATTAGTTGCACCATCATATCCATTAGATAAATCAGTAATACTTACTTCAAAAATAGGATACAAAAGAGCTGTCGTATAATCAGTAGCGTTCTTTAATGAACGATAGATAACATAACCAGTTTCAGGATAAGTTCCTGCTCCAGAAGTAAATACAATATCAAGAGATTCTGTAGTCCCTATTGCCTTAGGGGTAGTATTACATAAAGTCATTGCAGATTCCCCATATTGGTTTTTAGAAGTAACCCCATAAATATATGTGCCATTTCCATCACCAAATTTAGTTTTAGTGTCAGCAGATACAATAGTTAAACAAGTATTATCAACAGCAGTAGGTTTTGCCGGAGCTTTAGTAGAAATAGCAGCAGAATTATAAACTTTATGAACTCTACGATCAAAGAAAATATCATTCACAACATCAATTTTACCAAATTGTGTCATGATGTCATTCACTTTTTGACCCATAGTTGCACCTTCAGTTGCACCTTTAGGAGAATTTACCATAACTCTTTTGCTTTCATGAAAACGTTTCACATAATCATTAAAAACAACAGGATTAGAAATTATTTTTGCAGCTGTACCGAAACGGTCATTTACTACCGCTTGTACTGCATCCTCCACATTGGAATCTTTCAAAGCTTCGCCACGAACATCAATGTTAGTTACATCATTCCAATACGTGTCAATAGCAGTATTAGCGGAAGCAGTTATTTCAAGAATACCGGTATAATGTTGTTGAAAAATACCTTTGAAAGCTTGTGTTACTACACCATCATTAGACGAAGATAATTTCTCATCTAATTGTGTCAATAGCTTCATAGTTTTATTCTCTACTTCACGTGTGTAGGGGTCTTTACCATCTGTTTGACGAACTAACATAGACTGTTGAGTTAATTCACCCTGTATTCCAGCATATTTAACCATTGCAGCCTTACGCCTGTAAACAGAATCAGTTTGTTCAGGACTTTCTCCTTCATTCATAAAAATACCAACATCAGCACCATATGATACTAATTGATTATATTCGTGGACGGTGTTGTATACGGATTTTTTTGTAATAAGTTTCCATAATACAATGTGATTTTCTTTATTTTCGAGTACTTTAACCACAGGGTCAAGCGACTCCGGCTTCAAAGATGGTCCTGACGACAGTGTATCCGTTAGGTCACGACCAGTCTGACTGCCAGCAACAATTGCTTTAATTATATCCTCATCAGAATAATTTTCAGCATTTTTGCCAAGTTGTTCATAAATATCAAACATGGAATTATTTATTTTTTAACTAACGAAATACTTTTATCTTTCTAATGTAATATTCTTTTTTCTTGATAAAATAGCTAAAGCTTTTGCCCCATCGGTTGTAGGGACAGAATTGATAGTATAATCACTTATACCATTAGATAAAACAGTTTTAATATCTTCATCTTTTTCTACTTCTAACATATCCTGCATACTCTTTATCAACTCATCTTTATCTTTTGATATAGAATAAACCTTTTCATCTTTATCTAAATTATTTTCTACACCCTTCTCAAAGAAATTAGCACGAGAATATGATGCTTTTAATGGAATAGGGGTATTGGCGACTCTTTTTACTTCATCCGACAAATCATCTATAGATTTCTTAATATCTTCAAATATTACATTTTGCTCATCTAATTTATCATTAAATGCTTTTTCTATATCGTCGAATCGTTCTCCAAACGATTTTTCAATGTCGTTTAATTTTTCTAATCCAAACTCATCATTAATGGATTTTTCAACTTCCTTATCTTTTTTACTGCCTTTCTTAGCTTCTTCTTCATCAATCTCATCAATTGACTTTTGAATTTCTTTAATCTTTTTCATTAATTCAGCTTTCTTTCCTGGCATATTACATTTTTCTATTTTTTCTTTCCCTTCTTCTTTTTCTTTATCTTCTTCATTACTCTCGGCTTTTGCTTGTTCTTCTATGGTTTTTTGTCCTTCTTGTTCTTCCTCCTCTTTACTCCCTTCACTTTCTTCTTTCTCCTCATCATCTTCTTCCATAGTCTTCTTAGCCTTATTTATATACGAATCTACTTCTGACTGTTCTAAACCAAGAACAGTCAATGACTTTCTCAATTCATCAATCTCATCATCCGTAAATTTATTTTTATCTTTTGCCATGATCAATCTAATTCTTTATAATATCGAAATTCAATTTATAAAATTATAATTAATTTTATTAACAAAAAAATTATTTATTGACTAATTTTATCTTTTTTATGACATCATCCATTAACTCATCGGATACTAACCCAAGTTCTTTATATTTTAAAACATTATCAATAGACTTTTTTATTTCTAAAATCTTAGTTTTTTTATCTAAAGATTCAGGAATTAAAGGTTTTATGGCTTCTACGCCCATTGCCTTGTCAATTACTTCTATCACAGTATAATCCCTTTGAACCTGATACTTTTTCCCATTCTTTACAAATTCAAATAAATAATCTTTATCACCATTTTTCTTTTCATATTCTGTCTCCACATAATCTTCCTTCTGAATACCTTTACTAATGTCTGCCCAAGTATTTCCATTAACAGGCGAAAAAGTTAATGCTACGTTTGTAATAAGTGCCTTTGTGATCCTCTTAGGATTCATAGGGTCACGTGCTAATGCTTTACCCTCTATTGACCAACCTGGACGACGTTTTGAACCAGCCTCTTTCATCTCAATTATCTTATCATAAGTAGCTTTAGCCACATCACTATTTTCCCACAACTTAGCTTTAATATGGAATTTATTACCCTTAATCTCAGCTTTTATTGGCTCCCCTATTAGAAATTTAGGAGACTTCTTACTCAAATGCTCATAATTTATATATCCACTATCTAAGAATCTGTCTATTTCATAACCAATAGGTTCCAAAGTCTCCCCATCAACATCTTTAGAATTGTCAGAAGCAACCCCTTCCAGAATCATATTTTTATATCTGTCACTTTTAGATGTGCTTACTGCTTTATTTATAGTCTCATCCGAAATAGGGACTATAAAGTTAAAATCATTAATCATTATTTTCTTTTTTATAAATAGATTCTTCAAAATCCTTTTTAGATTTATAAATATCATATTTTTCTTTAGCTAAATTATAGATGTCTTCTTCTATTTCTCCTTTTACAAATAGCTCTGAGATGTTTACAAAAGCTTTTTCTATCTCTTCTACTTTCAATTCTTTTTCAGCCCAATCTTTAGGTTTAGAATCAATATAATATTTATCATTTTCCCATAGATGGTCTTTAGCTATCTCGCCCGCCTGTTCTTCATTATCGGTATGCTCACGTTCTATTTTTAATCCTAATTTATATTGTTTTTCTATTTCTTCTAAAGATATATTATGTTTCTTAGCTATATCTTCTAATGTCTTACCATCTGATTTACCACCATGGATAGCATCTGAAGTTGATTTATTTATATCTTCCCTTTCTGATGGGAATTTAACTTTATTTCTCCACATGTGAGTTGTCGCATTATCAATATCATCAAACAATGAACCATTCGGAGTTACCAATAAACCATCTTTTCTTGTTGTGATATATTTTTTTACTTGTTCCCTATATTCCTTTTCAATTTCTGTTTTATCTGAAAAATCTAAATCAGTATTACTTTTTAAGTAATCATATAAATCCTGAACACTTCTAAAATCATTAACCCCTAATTTATATATACTATCATCTTTTTTATCATGATCAGCAACACGATACCCTTTACCATTTATATCCCAATATTGACTCCCATAGGTAGTCGAAAAAACCAAAGAATTTTTTATTTGAGCGTCATTAAGTAAATTTCTTAACTCATTCTTTTCATTAATTATTTTAGGTGAATCTTTTTTAGCTCCCTCTTCTTTCTTCTCTTCATAAATATAATTCCAACCACCTTTACCATCTACTTCTTTACGAATGTACTTATGGCTCATTGCTTTATTAATCTCGTTGATTCTCTCAATAGGTATAATACTCATTTGTATTGCCTTTCTGATTAATTTAACCTGCGGATAATTGTCCCACCCCATAACCTTCATGATATTATCTTTCATATTGAATACCATATCATAATTATCTAATTCATCTACCTCAACCCATTTATAATCTCTTGTCTCAGCATCATCTAATAATATTTCCACACATTTATCATCTACCCCTGCTAGACAAAAATAATGTATAATAACATTATCGTCTTCATAAATCCCCACTTCACTCCAATACGGTTTTAGTATAGGAAAATTCGATGTAATTTTATCTAAACTGATCCCCGACTCTTCAAATAATTCTCTTTTCCCTGCTGTTTCAAAATCTTCTCCTTTATCCACGTGCCCCCCAGGAATTACCCATGCCCCTTTGTGATTATCTTCCCACATAGAACGTTTCAATAATAATATCTGATTTTTATTATTTAAAACTATACAATCAGAATATTTTGTTTGTCCCTTTTTGGTTTTTGAACTAATATTCTTTTCATAGTCTTCTAAACCAATCTTACCATCCTTATACAACGATTTTACAATTATCTTAGGTAACCCCAATAAACCACTTTCACGCTTTATTGACTTAGTAATATCACCTTTTATATCACTAATTTTCTTATTTATGGACTGTTGCTTATATTTAAAATTAGCTAAATCTTTAATATATTTATCATCATAATATTTTTGTTCTTTAAATATTCCTTTACTGTCAAAATCAAAACTACTAATAGCTTTAGAAATTTGATTATAATTGTCAATCATCAAATCTCTTTCAACAATTATCTCTTTTGACTTTTGTTGTAAAGAAGTTAATTTATTAATCTTACTTTCTATACTTTTATCAAAAAGATTAAACATAATTATTTATTTTGTAAAGTTTTATCTTCAGTAGCAAATTGTAATATAGGGATAGAAAAAGCTATCGCTACCCCACAGTATGATAATATTTTAAATAAATCTAAATTAGTCATATTTTGTTGAACCATAAAAGCTAATGCTGCTCCTATACTCAAAGCTAAAGTAGCAAATAATTTTTGAATCTTAACTAAAGCTTTAGGCGTCTTACTTATAAATCTTTGTATATAAATATTCATATCACTTTTTCTTATTTTCAATTAATAATTTATAAAT